TTTGAGATTGACAGATGATGTCGGTTTAGAAATCATAGTCAAAGACTTACTGAAGGAACACGATCGTTTGATGCTAAGGGATGCCAATTCCACTTACATGAAAGGGGAAGCCCGACATCCTAAGTGGGTATTGTATGACGAAGGGCGAGATGTCAACTTGATGGTTCTTGACAAAAAGGGTACATCATCCTACACATACCGATTGGGCACTGGCCCTATAACACACGAAGATTCATTAGGTGACCGTGCTGTAAAGTACGAAGGTGATACTTACATGGATGTAGGTACATCATTCCAAACTAAAGACAAATACGAAGTCGGAGATATAGTTACAGTCAATGTTGACAGTGTTTCGGTTACAGAGAATGTAGACGGCGCTGACATCTATACAGTAAACAGTAACGAAATCAAAGGCGAAGCAGAGGGCGAAGGAGTATCTAGTGTAGAGACCCTATCCTTGTTTACTAAGTCTGAGCCTATGATGTGGCCGCACGAAATCGATAGAGATGGAGATAGAATAGTTATCAAGATGGCAGCAGGTGATGTTAGTTACCGTGCATCTGCTATAGATGATGAGTGGTATATGTTCAATCCTAAAGCAGAAAACGGTTGGCTGATTCGTTTAGCAGAAAGTCAAAGACCATTTTGGTCTCCGGTTGCTGGAGTTATGTTGAAGGCAGATTTGTCAGTAATTGATGATGAGACTAAAGCCGAAGTGCACGAATCTAAGGGTGATGGAAAACCATTGATACCTCCTAAGAAAGTAACAGGTACTAATTTTTGGGATGACTATGCTACTGACAAAGCAAAGATTAGAAGACTATTAGCAAAGAGCCTCAATCTCGTCTCGACTATGTTAAAATCAAGTGTGGGTGCTGTAGGAGATTCTTCGACAGGTGCTATGGGTATGGGTATAGATTATGCCACCCCTATAGAATCACCAAGTGGTCCTACTAGTCTTGTTGGTTCAAAGACTCTACCCGATCATGATGTTAGGGATATTGAGCGTGACAACAAAGAAAGGGCCGAAGATAAAAAGTTCAATCATAAAGAGACACCTGAAGGCGAATTGTCTATAGAAAGAGGCAAGGCGGCCTTCGTACCTTATTAAATAGTATAAGTAGTGTAAAGGGAGTCATGGCAAATGCTGCGGCACTCAGGGCTTCTACCCCTGCTCACCCTGCTAGCATTTCCATTCTCAAGTCATCCAGCGACCTAATAATCGCTGGCTACGCATCTGTTGAGATGGTAGACAAACAAGGTGACTTAATCACTCGTGGTGCACTGAAAGATGCCTTTGGTAACTTTATGAAAGCACAGTCATTCCGCAATGTGCAACTAGCGCATTCAAACATTCAGGTTGGTGAAGTAATCAAGTCTTACACCGACTCTGATGGCAGACTATGGAAGTCCGGTGTCGATGACGCTGGCATGTTCGTTGTCATCCAACTAAGAGATGACATCGAGAAGGCTCGTGAAGTAGCCAATGAGATTCGCAAAGGTAACCTAACAGGGTTCAGCATCGGTGGACAGGCGTTTAAGCGCATTAACAAAGCAGATGCAAAGCATGGAGACTATACAGAAATCTCCAAGTTAGAACTACATGAAGTTACTATTTGTGAAAAAGGGATTAATCCCGAAGCATCCTTTAGAATACTAAAGGAGGACACAACTATGACAAACGAAATAGATGCATTAGGTGAATTATCTTCAGTAATTGACCGCCTATCTAAGCAGTTGGACGACATGGATAAAGAGGAAGATCTTGAAAAGAAAGTTCCCTTTATGGATGACGAAGAAGGCGAAGAAGGCGAAGAAGACGAAGAAGAAGAAGAACTTGAAGAGTTACTTGAAGGTGGCAAACCTAAACATAAGAAACAACCAATGGACGCCCCGATGGGCGACCAACTAGATTTAGCCGAGGACGACGATATGGCAGATAAAAAAGAGAAAAAAGATGAAAAAGATGATGATGAAAAGAAGATGTACAAGGATGACACAAAGAAGTCAGAGTACAGCGATGTCATTACTAGCGAATACCTAGACTGGATGGAAAACACCCTAAAGTCTGCAGGTGTTGACACTGGTGCTGCTCGCTCTCACTTTGATGGTGTTTCCAAGGCTAACCTTGGTAGCACCCCTGAGCAATTCCCTGAAACACAGATGAACGGACAAGTAGCAGGTAGAGCAACCGAAGGTGGCTCACCGGGTACAAATGCTCTAGGGGCATCAGGATTAGGTAGCGGCTCTGTCGCAAAATCTTACCTGAACCCTGAGACTGTCACTGCAACTGAAATTGAAGAAGCATATGCAGTCTTCAAAGCAGCAGCAACAGAGCAGCAGTTCAAGAACAACTTAAACGATGTTTTCAGTGAGCGCCTTACTAAGGAACTTACTTCAGAAGCACAGAACCGTGCAGCAGCAGAGTTTGATGCTCGTGGCCCACTCTCAAGTATCGAGAAGGCAATTTCACAACTAAGTGACAGAATTGACAATATCAGTTCTAGCACATCTGCGGAAATCCGCAAATCAACAAACCACTCCACCGTAGACATACCATCTACAGAGGAATTAGCAAACATGTCTTGGGACGAAGTACACAGTCTCGCAGGGACGGTTTGGAACTGAATGGAGGAATGAATAATGGCACGAAATTATACACGAACAGTACAGGACATGGAGCGCTACTACTATGGCGCAGGGACTAACATGGGATTCGGTTACTCCGGTAGCGAACTTCTCAAAGCAGATGCACCAATGTTGAGCACAACCGCTGGAACATACCAAGCGATCTACGGACGCAAAGTATGGTCTCAGTTGAACCAAGAATTTAACGCATTCTCAATTCTTCCTAAGAAGCCTTGGGACCGCAGTGGATGGAGAGTCGTCACTGCAAAGCCTTCGACAGCAGTCGGTGGCGGAATTGCAGAGAACGGCACACTGCCTGACACTACAAAGCCTACATTCCAAAATGTTGCAGCAAAGCCTAAGACAATCGCACACTCGTTCGATATGTCCGAGGTTGCAATCTTCTTGAATGACAAGGATGACGGACTTGGCGACATACGCTCTGTCCTAAAGGAAGAGATGGGTAAGCACCACGCTGAGCACATCAACCAAATGCTAACACAGGATGTAGACACACCTGCAGGTAACGACATCGAGTCTTTGGACCGTGTTACAGTCGGTTCAATCGAAGGAAGCGGTACAACTGCTGACACAATGAACTTTTCCGGTGACGGTACTGCATACGGTGCTGCTGGCGATGAAGACATCTACAGTATTGACCGAAGCGCAAACTCGTGGTCAGAGGCAGAAGTTAGTACAAGTGGTAGCGATTCAACAAACCGTGTTCTAAGCCTTGACCATTTGGACCTACTCTTCCAAAAGATTTGGCAAAGAGGAGGTAACCCTAAGTGTATTCTGACTGGATATGACACTCTAATGCGTATTCAGCAACTTCTACAGTCTCAACAGAGATTCATGGAAGAGAAGAGAGTTGTACCAACTTACAACGGTGTTAAGGGTGTACCGGGTGTTGAGGCTGGATTTATAGTCGCAACATACAATGGTGTCCCAATCATCCCATCTAAGGATGTAACACAGGACGGTATCAGCAGAATTTACATGCTTGACACTGATTATCTATACTACAGTACTGCGAAACCTACTCAATACTTTGAGTCCGGTATCGAGACTGGCGATCCATTCGCAATTAACAGACTAGGACAGGAAGGACTTTACCGCACAATGGGTGAAGTTTGGACTACTTTCTTTGGAGGTCAGGGTTCAATCCGAGACTTGTCTTGAGGTTAACTGTGATAAATAATAGGAGATGAAAAAATATGGCAACAACAATGACACACAGAGGCATAACATATGCACAGAATGGCACTGGAACTACAACCATGAACCTTGATTTACAACTTCAAGGTGGAGTAGACCAAGACGAAACTGCGTGGTTAGACGGTAACTCCGGCGGTTCTTACCCCGGTACTCTTACCGGATTCAACGCTAACAACGCTGATGGTAGTGGAGTACGAAATCCAAGACTAGTCATGCTTACTTTGAATGCAGCAGTAGCAGATACAAACACACTTACTCTTTCAGGAGAGGTAACCAAAATTGTATCATTCGTAGCACAAAGAGCAGACGCAACAGCGAATGTAGCGATTACACACACCAGTGACCTAGTATTGACTTTCGATATGGAAGCAACTGCTGATGGTACCACTGATGATTTAACTGCAATGGAACTTTGGTTAGTATTGGCTTGAGGTGATTCAACTTGCCTACAGTAACCTTTCTAGGTCCAATGATGTACCGTCGTAGGACGGACCTGTCGGGCCAATGGATTAGGGGAGAACCCGTCGAAGTTAGCCAAGAATGGTTAAATCACCAAAGGAATAGACTGTTATCACAATACTTCCGAATAGAGGGAGATGCTGGAGTAACAGTCGATGCCGGTAATGATGGAATACCTGACAGTGGCTGGACTAAGAAGGACATAGGTGCATGGCTTAAAGGAAAAGGCGAGGCTGTGAGTGGATATACTACCAAGAGCAAATTGCTCGACATAGTAAAAACCACTCTCAGTCCGCCTGCTCCTGAGCCGGAGCCTGTAGTCGAAGAAGTCTTGGTCGAAGAGACTATAATCGAAGACCCAGTGGATGAATCA